GTTGCAGCTCGCAGATCCCGTCAGCATCGGGGGCGGTGAGGGAAACAACGATGAAATCAAGGGTTGCGACGGTTTCGGCATCGGGTGACCAGCGCGCGGCTTCGATGGATGCCACCATTTCGCGTGATGGCAGGATCATGGCGCCCCGGAATGAAAAATGGCGGCTCCACACAGGAACCGCCACTCTGAATTTACCAAATAAAGCGATTTGTAGGCGTTGTAAATCGCAACTAGCAAATATGGCAGAACTGGCAGATCACGCCGCCTCTCGCTTGAACATGCCCATATGATCGGCAAGAGCTGTGAGCCCCACACACAGCACGTCAAGCGAACGCGGGGGCGAGCCGTGCATGATGCGCTGCACCTCAAGAAGCGAGCGATACGAATAGCGCCGGATCGCCGTCACCACCTCGAGGTATTCGGCAACTGCGGCCTGCGCCTGCTCCAGCGTCATGCCGCCCTCGCCGCTGCCCTGCACGTAATCGCGGAGCTGCCCGGCCGTCACCCGGGGAGCCCGGATGGCGACGACATACCGGGCATAGACGGTTCGGGCGTAGCGGCCCGCGTGGTACTGTTCTTCGGTCAGTCGGGCGGCCACCCTATCGACGGGACAGACTTCCTCACGGGCGAGCCTGTAATCGCCAAATAGGGCCTGTCTACGGGCGATGATCTCGGGCGTTGGTTCGATCACCTCGCCCCGAGGGGTTTTCCGGCGTTCGATTTCCGCCTCGGTCGGGCGCAAGCCCCCGGATGGGTAGCGTGCGCCTGCTTTGCGTGGCCTCCCCAATCGCCCCATGGTGCGCCCCTACTCGGCTGCGCCGTTGAGGGTCGCTTCCACGAAGGTGAAGCTGACGGGCTGGCGGGTCGTGTCGATGTCGGCGGGGGCTCGCGGTTCGGCGCGTGCCGACAGCAGGGCTGCGTCGGCGGCATCGAGGCGGGACTGCGCCGAGACATACGCCTCGTTGGCGTCGGCGTGGGCGCGGTTAGCGATGATCTGGACTTCGCGCGCCTCGGACAGCGCGGCGAAGGCGAGCCGCACGGCGGCGGACGCGTCTCGGAATTCGTTCAGGCACTGCTCGTGGTTCGTCATGGTCGGGCTCCTGGTGTGGTGCCCGTGGTCCGGTCCTGCGGTGGTCACTGATGGATCACTCGCCTGATGGTTGTGCCGGGGGTCGGCGGGGTGGTCAAGAGCCCTGCCCGCTGGCAAAGTTTTTCCAGCAACAGAAATTCCCCGCTCCGATGTGTTCGCTGGGGCCCTATAGGTTCTACCTATAGGGACCCCCACCGCGAACACATCACATCGGAAAGCGCCTGTTGAAAACGAACACTTCCGAACACTTGCGAACACATGGCGCACACTGTTGATTTCATTCGCTTTCATGTGTTCGCGCCTCTCTGAACACATGCCACAGGTTGCGCTTTCCGTCCTGCATGGCAAAAACCATCCCCTTCTTGCGCATTTCAGCAAGGATGTTCTGCATGCGTGGGCGTGACAGGGTCATTTCTTCCGCAAGCTCGGAAACCGTTTTCGGGCCCGCCCGGAGGATGGCAAGCGCGTTTTCGAGATAGCCTGGCGCCCCCTGATCAGCGTCGCCATCATCCCTCAACACGGGCAACAGGGACGACATCACCAGCCCGGTTTCCGGGTGCGTCACCTCGACTTTCACCAGCTCCACGGTCATGGGTTTGGGCTCGTCAGAGTGCCGCGCGGCCGTGCATTCAATCCGGCATATCTGCGTCCCCTCGGTGCGGGTTATCCTGAACTCGTTGTCCACGGCCCCTAGCAGGGCGCTGGAGCCCCGTGCGCCCTTCTCGGCATCCTTGCCGCTATGGTGGACGACGGCGATATGGGCGCGCGTGTGGGCGCGTATGGCGTCGATGGACTGCACGAACTTCGTCATGTCCTGAGACGAGTTCTCGTCCCCCGGCCCGAAGTGCCGGTTGAGGGTGTCCACCACAATCAGCCCGGGGCGCACGGATAGGCTGTCGATGGCCGCGATGGCGTTGGCGAGCCCTTCCGGGGTGCTCAATGGCACGCCCACGGGGATAGTCCAGAACCGCGCCTGGCGGCCTTCTGATCGCTTCGCGAGCCAGACGTGGACGCGATACTTGAACGTCCCCATGCCTTCCCCGAGGAGATACAGCACGGGCTGTTGCACGACGGCATTACCGCGCCACGGCACGCCGCAGGCAACCGACAGCGCCATGTCTAAAACATTAAAGGTCTTGTAGGTTTTTGGCGGCCCGTACCAGACGGACGCGCCGTCATCGATCACCCAGCCGTCAATGATCCAGGTCGGGTCGGGAACCGACAGCAGGCCTTGCACGTCAAGTATGGGCAGCAGCGGCCGCACAGGCTCCACGGGGGCCTTGAGGAACCCAACGACATCAAAGCCCTCGGCAACGGCGTCTGCGGCGTCCCAGCCTTCCGGCTTGCCCGCCGGCGGGGCCAGCCTGCGCACCACGCAGCCCAGCGCCCGCAAGGGGCCATCCAGCTTGTCCATGAGCGACGCGCCAGGCGCGTCGTGGTCAGGCCACAGCGCGACGGTCTTGCCCGCCAGCGGCGTCAAGTCCGTCTTTTCAATCGAGGTATTCGCCCCGCCCATCAGTGACGTGGCGTCTATACCAATCGAGGTAAGGGCATCGGCGCACTTCTCGCCCTCGACAATTACGACCGCTTCTGACGCATGCCACAGCTCGAGGTTATAGAGCGGGCGCGGCGCTGGCATCCCGGCCTTGCCGTTGGTGAACGGCAGAAAGGTCTTCTTGCCGTTGGACAGCTTGAACCTGGACACCTCGGCTATCTTGCGGCCGTGCTTGTCGCGGTAGGTGTAGGTCACCTCGTGGGTCTTCTCGGGTTCGGGCTCGACGGGTTTTGCCGCTTCGGCCTGGTGGCGCACCTGTGCGGCGGCTGGCGGCGCCCCGCCCATCCATGCGTCAAGTTCCTCCACGATCCGGGGCAGGTCGCGGTGTGCGTCGAGGCCGTGCAGCTTGCCCCACAGGGTGAACAGGTCGCCCTTCTCGTTGCCGTTGGCGTGGTCGATGAAGCGGCCGGCGCTGTCATCGTCCGAGATGCTGATGGACAGGCTGAAGCCAGCGTCGCCGGATATGTCGCCAATGCGCGCGTCTCGCGCCGTCATCTTCGCGCGCGGGAACAGGTAGCGGACCAGTTCGCGGATACGCGCCTTGGCCTGCCGCTCCACACGCTGCTTGCGCGCCGTGGGATGCTCGCTGACGTTGTTGGGTTTGCCCTGACGATCTGCCGAATTGAAATCGATCATGCCGCAGCCCCCCAGCAACGCTTGCGGAACGGACAGTCTGAACACGCATAGAAGGTCGGATCGTCAGTGCAGCGCGGCCGAAGCGCCCCCGCCCTGCTGTCCATGATGATCCCGACGGCCCGGTCAGACGCCGCCTGCGCCCGCGCCCGGTCGAAGGGCACGAGCTCGAGGTAGATTTCCATCGTGTCGGCGTTGACCGCCATGAACAGGGCCGGGTTCGTGAGGTCCATGTATGCCTGGTAGACGGCGACCTGGTCGGCGTATTCGGGCTTCGCCTTGGCCAGCCCCCGGCTCTCCAGCGCCTTCCACGACTTCGACCCAAGCGCCTTGTGTTCCCACACGCACGGGTACGCGATGTCGGCAGGCCCGCCCGTGATGACGCGGTCAACGTGGCCCGCGAACGAGCCGTCCGCCACCTTGAACCCGAAGGGCTGTCCGTTCTTGCCCGTCTGCGTCAGGCGGAAGCCTGCGTCAGCCAGCCAGACGGCGGACATGCTTTCCATGACATGCCCGCGCTGGAAGATGCGCAGCGTGCGCGCGCTGAAGCGCCAGCCTTCGTCATGTGCGTCACCCATGAACTCGAGCTGTATCTTGCGCTCGCACGGGCTACCGATGCTGGACGCGCCGACATAGCGCCGGCGCTTGTCGTCCTGTCGCATCGCGCCATCAACGGCCGCATGTATCTCCTTGACGGCATCGCTGCGGATCATGCCTGCGGGGTTCATGTCGATCATGCGCGCACCTGTTTGACGGGGTCCGGATCGCCTGGCTTGCGGCGGGCGTAGGCGTTGCACTGCTGGTGGTGCGTGTCGCGCACCATCCTGAAGTGCGGTGACGCCTCGCCCTTGCACTGCGGGCGTGGCATCCGCTGGAGCCAGACGCAGCCCTCACAGGTCGTGTTCTGCGCCTTGATATGCGCAACGGCGGTTGCTTGTGCCGAGGCGTCGCGAAAGACGCGGGTTCGTGTCTGTGTCATGCCGCGCGCTCCTGTAGGATTGCGCGCGATGCCAGGCGCTGGGCGACGCGGGTGCAGATCATGGCGACACGCTCGGCCGTCAGTGCGTCCGTCTGCGCCTCGATGCGGCGCCGGGCGTAAATCACGGTTGTATGATCGCGCCCCCCGAACAGGTTGCCCACCTGCGTGGTGGACTTGCCGGTCTTGAGGGCAAGATACATTCCGCAAGCGCGCCAGTGTGCGAGGTCGCTAAACTTACGGTCCCCGGTAAGCTGCGCCACCGAGTAGTGCGAGGCCTGCGCCGTCGCGGCGATTATGTCGGCAATTGAAGGTGTCATGCTGGCACCCTTTCTTCTGATGTTGGATCCTCGAGGGTGTGGATTTGCGTGTTCTCGATTGCCTCGTGCGCAATCGCGAACAGCATCGCGGCATCGACCTTCGACCATTTGCCGAGAGGCTCGCCCCAAGGCAGCCCAGACGCCTTGTCGGCAATCAAAGCCAGCGCCGCCTCGGCAAAGCCCAGCGTCATGGCATCAGGCGATCCGATGCGCGGTGTCCCGCGCCGCGTGGCCCAGTTGCAGGTGCGCGCCTGTATCCATGTGTTGACGGCGGTGAAGGCGAGAAACCACGCCTCTTTATCGGTCACCGCGTGCCGCCGATCTGCAAGCATGCGTTTGAGCGTGGCGGCCGCCGCAACGGTCGCCAGGTTGTCTGGATCTTCTTGTGTCATTGTGTGTGCCCCAGCGAAGGGGCGAGGCTGTTACCCCGCCCCCTGCCCGGTTACGCCCACGCCGGGCGGTTGCCGCCCGTCACGGCTTGGGCCGTGCCGTTCGCCTTCGCGGCCACGGCCTTGCCCTTCTTCGCGGGGACGAACCCCTTGTAGTCCTCGTCGTCAGGCGTCACCGCGCGCAGCGTGTTTTTCGCCTTGCCGGTTTTCGTCTCGCCCGTGCGCTGGTCCGTGTAGTCCTTCGCCGCTTCGACCGAGAAGCGCGCGACGAATTCCAGCCCGTCGAGGTCTTCCCACTCGTTGATGCGGCGGGCTTCCATCGCGGCGGCCTTGTCATCGCTCGGGTCGATGCCATAGGCGCTCTCGAGCATGGCCCTCAAAGCCGCGTGCGAGATGCGAACCATGGTGTTGTGGCCCTCGCTACCGTTGCCGGCGATGCCGATCCATCCCCACGATTTGCGCCCCTTAAACGGGCCAGCGGTGACGGTGTACTCAACGTCGAGGCCCTGCGCCCCGCTCTTGCCGGTCTTGATCTCGCGCAGCGCCATGATGACGGGCGCCACGGTGCCTTCCGGGATGGGCTCGCCGGCCGGGGCGGATTGACGTTCGGCCAAATTGAAGTCGATAGACATGATGCTTGTCCTATTCGTGATTGGATGGGGTTCAGGCAGCGGCGCGCGGTGTCGTCTTGGCGGATGCTCCGCGCGCCGTGTCGTTCAGCTTGTTGAAAAGGCGGCCGAGGTCTGGCGGCTCCATTGCGTCGAGACGGCCGGAACGGTCCTTGGCCGGGAAGCCCCACTCGTTCGCGGGGTCCGTGACAAACGCCCGATAGGGCGGGCCTTCATCCGGGCGGATAATCGCAAGCGTGATAACCTCGTCCACGATGCCAGGCATCTCGCGCCCGGCCTTTGCGCCATCGATCTGCGCTTGCCAGCTCTTGCGCTTGAAATCGTCCTCTTTCTCCTCGAGGAGACAGACGAACACCACGTTCTGTGCGCGCGCGTGCTGCAGGCGGGTAATCCACTGGATGAGCTCGCGGCCGTGGAGGCCGTAGGTGCCAAGCAGGTTCTTCTCGCCCTTCGCGTTGAAGCTCTCGGGCTGATGCTCGCACCAGTTGAAGCACAGGCGGCCCGCGACCGTTATCGAGTCGACGAAAATCGTGCTGTATTTCGACAGCGCGTCAGCCGATCCGAACCGTGCAACCGCCCGGTCATAGTGCTCCTGCCCGTACTGGTCTTTGGGGCGAACGTTCAAATTGGGGCCCGCGAGGAAGCACGCCAGGTCGCGGCACTCCTCCCATGTTCCGGGGCGCATCTGGTCAATCGCGACGTCCTGCACGGCGAGGTCGCCGGCTTCGAGGTCAACGAACAGCGTGGACTTCGCGTCGATGGTGCGAAGAAGTGATGTCTTGCCGACGCCGGGCGGCCCCAGAATGAGCGCCTTGACGCCCCTCTGTTGCTTCATCCGTTCGTCGGCCGAGATGATGGGTAGTCCCATAGTCGGCTCCTTTTTCTGACCCCTTCCCTTGCGCCGCTGGATGGCGGGCGATGGTGGAAAGGAGCGCTTGCCCCTGCTTATTCGTCCGGCCTAGGCCGCCTTATCTCGCAGGACACCATCGCTTTGCTCTTGTGTTCCCGTGGACGGGAAAACCTCAATTTCGCAGCGCGCTACGTCAGCAAACAGCTTGCGCGCGTACAGCAGCGCGATCTGTTTATCGTCTTCGAACGCGATGCCGTTCAGGCCGTCAAAAACGGCCTTGCAGATGTTGTCGATGTCGAAGCGGCTCGGCGTCTCGTGACCCGCCAGCGCAGCCGCGCGGCGCTTCTTCGACCATGACGGAGGCGGGACAAAGTAAGCAGTCACCGCGACAGCAAGCGGCCCCGCAAACGGCCTTGCGCCGACCTGGAGCGCCGCCAGCTTCACGAGGTTTTCGTATGTCGCGGTCTTGTCGTCGGTGCGCACGGTCACGAAGCCAGCGCGCGAGCGGCCAAAGCGCGGCCTGCCCTTCCCGCGTGGTTCGCCCGGCACAACAACGCGAAGCGTGCTCATGCGCACCCCCGCGAATAAAAGGCCGAGCCCAAAGGCCCGGCAGTCCCGACCGGACCACGGACGGGGTTATGGGTTGCGCCGTGGCGACTGGGTTGGGGGGACGCCGCCACGGCGCACGCACACACGGAACACGCATTCCGCTCGTGCGTTTTGGTGTCGGGGATGGTTGCGCGCGACGTGGCGCGCGTTTGTGTTGAGTGTGTCATGTGCGCCCCGATTGACCGCTGCTTAAGCGGTCGCCCCGGCCTCCTTGCGCTTGTGCTTGCGTGCGGATGGCGCAGCGAAAATGTCGCTACGGATGCGGTGCGGTGGTATGCCCGTGACGTCTGAGACGGCCAAAACCTTGTTAGGGGGGATGACGCCGCGATGCTTCCAGCAGTGGACCGTAGACGGGTTTTCCCCGATGGCCTTGGCAAGCGCGCTGGGCGATCCGAACAACTTGGCGAAATCTGCAGGTGCGATCTTCATGGCGGACGTTATTGCAGATTGCAACACTGCCGGTCAAGCCCCGATGTTGCACTTTGCGTGATTACCCCGCTCTTGCGTTTTGCAAGACTGCGCCATGGCTAAGAAACCCAAGGCAAAGCAGCGCAACAACCTCCGCGCCTGGCGGGAATTCCGCCGGATGACGCAAGCGGATTTGGCCAAGGCGGTAAAGACAACCGCTAGCGTGGTGTCGCTTCTGGAAACCGGCGAGCGCGGATTATCCCTTAAATGGCTGCTCAAGTTCGCACCCGCGCTTCGCACCACGCCGGGCATGATCCTCGACCATGACCCGAACGACCTGAACACGGACGTCCTCGAAATCTGGGCGACGATCCCCGAGGACAAGCGCGAACAGGCGGCCGCCATTCTGCAAACATTCGCCAAGCGAAACGCGGGTTAAAAAACCGCGTATTGCAATTTGCAATTTTCCCGTTGACTACCGATGTTGCAATATGCAATGTCTCCCCACGCCCAACGACGGGCACGGAGACACACCATGTACCGCGACCACGGACCCCTTAGCGACCGCCGCGCGCAGCCCTACTGCGCCGCGCCAACATTCACGATCATCCAGCACGACGAGGCGGGCCGCCAAGTCTACCTCGCGCAGACCGCCGCCGAGAACGCGCGCAGCTACCTTGAGCGCATGGCCGGTTCGGTCGAGCGCGCCCAGCGCTGGCAGGCGACAGACGAGCAGCTTGAAAGCGTGAAGAACGCGGCTGCTGATTGCGAGCGTGCGCTGGCTGCGGTCATAGCGAAGCTCTGCGGCGAGGTGGTGTGATGACTCGCCTGCGCACCCGCAAATTCTACCGCGAAGACGAAAGCTGCGTCGTCGTGAAGTATCGCCAAGCGCCCTACATCCCCGCGCAAACGTCAGGCCCCGCCGAGACTTGCTACCAGGCCGAAGGCGGCGAGGTCGAGCTGCACAGCGTTGGCCGCGAGAATGGCGATCCGGTTTTCATGACCGACGCCGAGGAAGACGCCTGGATCACCGACATCATGGAGAACCCCGACGAGGATGACGGGCCGGATGCGGATGATCTGCGTGATGCAAGAATGGAGCGTGACCAATGATCCGCGAAGCCATCGCCCTCACCCGCCCCGCCTTTGATCTTGAGCGCCACCTAGCACGAAGCGCCGAGGTGTCGGCGTTCAATCTCACCGCGTGGGTAAAGCCGCGCCAGACCGTCAACGTGGTGCGCTCGACGTGCAAGCTGCTGCGGAGGGTGCTGTAATGGCGTTCCGTTTCAACAAGCCCTTCACGCTGGAAATCTCGGCTTCTGAGGCGAGTGCGCTCTATGACGTCCTCAAATGGAATTCGGCTGATCTGGACGGCGACCAGCTCGCTTTCATCAACCGCTTCATTGATCGCATGAAGGCGCACGCCGAACACAAGCCCCGCAAGGACGGTCCACAATGACCGCCACCATTCACACGCTCCGCCCCCACGCGCCTATCGCCATCCCCGACGACACCATCCGCGCCGACTGCGAGCGCCTGATGCGGAGGCTGGTGCGTGACGGCCGCACGCCTGAACGCGAAATGCGATTGTTGGCTGATCTGCTCGACCACATCATTGTGCGGGTGGAGGAGCGCGAGTGAGCGACACGATAGCAGCGCTCTACGTAGAGACGGACGGCGCATATTTCGGCCTTGCCGGCGTCGATCCGTGGGACGAGGCGCGCGATGCCCGTTCTTATGCTGGCCCGCATCCCGTTGTTGCGCATCCGCCGTGCGACCGTTGGCACCAGCTTTCCGCTGTAAACGCGAAGCGCTGGGGCTACGTCATCAACCAGGATGGCGGCTGCTTCGCGTCCGCGCTGGCCGCTGTGCGGCGCTGGGGCGGCGTTCTTGAGCATCCCGCAGAGTCACGCGCCTTCAAGATGCACGGCATCCCAGAACCTCGAGCCGGCCA